CTCTCCAGCGGGGGCAGGGCGTGTGTGGCGGGATTTCGCGCGCCCCCCCGCCACAGATACGAACCCTGTCGCACTTGTCGATCCGCGCGTGCAGGTCATTGTGGAGAGGCTGGCCCGGCTGTCGGATCGCGAGCTGTCGCACGTCCTATCCGTGTTGGATTTCTTGGATGGGGGGAACCATGGCGCGAATACCGCACGCCAGCCCGTAACGCCCCGCACGGCACCCGGCGCCGATGCGGGGCACCGCCGAACGGGATAACCGCGGCGAGAACGCGCAGACCTCGCTCAGCCTGACCGCGCAAGAACAGGCGTTCCGGACATGGTGCCGTGAGAACAACGCCACGCCGCTGGCGACCGTCCGGGACCACGATCTCCGTGGGAACGATGCGACACGCCCCGGACTGCAAGAGTTGAAGGACATCGCCGCGTCCACACCGATCGACGTGCTCTATGTCGTGAGCCTCAATCGCCTGGCGCGCGATCTGGTGTTGCAAGAGATGACAGTTCGGGCGCTCCGCAAGCTCGGCGTCAAGCGTGTCTATTCGCAGGCGGAAGGATGGTTAGACGACGATATGCTCCGTGGCATCTACGGGCTCATGGCCGAACGGTCCCGGCACGAACAGTCGATTCATCTGCGCAACGCCTTTGCCGCGCGGGCACGTGCCGGCGCATTCCCCCAGGGACGAACCGCGTTCGGGTACAAGCGCCCGCAGACCATCCAGATCCACCGCGCCAACGGTGATGTGCATAGCCGCGAGACGGGTCCGCCAGTGATCGATCCCGAGGAAGCGGCCATCCTCCGCGAACTGTTCACGCGGGTCGCCGCGGGTGATTCCATCCGGAGCATTGCGCGCTCATTCCGGACTCGCCATCCGTCCCGGTTCGGCGGGCGGTGGGGTATCTCGTATCTGACGGACATCGTGCGGAAGCCGATCTACTGCGGCGACATCGTGCACAACGGTGAGGTCGTGGCCCATAACCCGGACTGGGCGATCGTCGATAAAGCGCTGTGGAACGCGGCCAATGCCCGGCTCAACCGCCAGCCACGGATGCGCGCCCGGTCAGATCGCGAACGCCCGTGGATGGATGGCTACGTCTATCACGCCTGCGGGTCACTGGCGACCAGCCGCCCGGACGGCAGCGGCAGACTCAACTTCAAGTGCAACGGAGAAGGGAACCAACAGCGGTGCAATAAGCCACGCGGATCCATCTCGTACCCGATGCTGGACCACGCCATCCGGGCGGCGCTCCGCATGGACCTTGGATCGATCAAGCCGCCCGAAGAGACGATCGCCTATGCGCGGGAATTGGTTGGCGGCAAACGTGCGTTAGCGGCCCGTACAACGCTCGACAGACAGCAGTCGCGGGCGTAGTACGGCTGAGGCAGCGTCACACGTCCCCCTCGTCGTCACCGATGCCCTTGGGTTCTGGTTCGGCATCATTCACGCATCCAAAGTCATCCTCTGCCACGGACGCGGCAACACGCCCTCTGCCACGCAGAAAGAGCGACAGCCGTTTGTCCCCACGGTAGGCGGCAATCCACCAGAGTCCGGCGTCCATGCGCTCCATCCGGAAGCACGTCACGTCGTCAAGCACGATGTCGTCAGGCTCGCCGCGCTCATCAGGACGGATGATGGATCGGGTCATTTGCCCGCCGTCGTCTTGACGCCGGAGTAGAGCCCGGCAGCGGTCAGCCCAGCCATGATCCCCCACAGCGCCTCCGTGCTGGACAGCGGCCACGATTCGAGCGCCACGACGGCCACACCGAACACGATAGCGATTGCGGGGGCAAATCGCGTCGGTGTGCCCATGCGCTTCGTTGCTTCAACGAGCCCGGCGGTGATGGCGGCAGCAACCGCAAACTCATTCGGTTCCATCGTTGTCCTCCAGGAGCGTCATCAGGTCGTCATCGCTGATCGGCTTCAATAACGAGCTCATGCGCTCGTACTCCTTGACGATCCAATCGCCGTGCGCCATCCCGTTCCACGACCGATCGTCACGGGCGTCGCAGAGTGACCACGAGATTGCGTGACGTAGCCGGTAGCACTGCTTTTCCAACTCCGTCATCTTGGCGATCGGCTTGGTGTTCATGGCATCGGCAACTTGTCGAGGAACGAACTCGCCCGCGCCCGACCGTAGCCGCCGTCAACCTTCACGAAGTACCAGCCGGTCGCCTTCGCGTCCCGTGCCCGTGTGGTCCCGCCGATGATGGCCGGTTTCCCCGCCGCAACCTCCGCGATCTTCTTGCCGCCGATCTGGTCATAGACCGGCACGTCCCGCTTGGTCGTGGCGTAGGTCTGCACCAGCATGGCGTTCGCCTTGTACCCGTCTGATGCGCGGGTCACGATCCCCACGTCCTTACCCGGCTCCCACCAGATCGGAGCGGGTTGCGGAGCGGGCGGCGTGACCGGCGTGAGGCGTTTGATGATCTCCGAGCGGTACGTGCCGCAGTACGGGCGGTCAACGCTGTTGATGTCGGCGTGCCGGAGGATGTTCTTGATCGGGATGCCGTAGTCGGCCCGCCACTTCTGCACCTGCCACGCAATCGCGTCGCACTGCACGCCGTTCTTGGCAACCTCGTCGCTGGTCATGCCCTCCGCTTCGATCGAGAGCGTGTAGAGGTTGGAATTGCCGGGCAGCGACACGAGCCGCATGCCGTCTGCCGTGGGCTTGTTGTCGTCACCGTTGGTCCATGGCGCGTGCTGTTCGGGGATCACGTTCAGGATCGAGCCGTCGCGCTGAATCATCACCGTAGACGACGCCGTGACCTTCTCGCCGTTGACGTAGCCGTTGGCCCACCAGTCGAGCGATGAGCGCGTGGTTCCCGCCTGCACGTGCAAGACGATAAAGATCCACTCTGGGTTGATCGCGGCGTCAAGGTCGAAGCCGTTGCGGTTCTCGAACCGATAGCCGCGAACGGTCGCCGCGTCCTCTTGCGAGATGCCGAAGCGGGCGTAATCGCGCATCAGGTCATAGATCACGGGTGTACTCACGTTACTAATGTCTCCTTGACTAGCGCCGTCGCTGGTATCGTCTGCGGCGTTTTCCTTTACTCCGAAGATGGCGCGGTGCCGGTTGACGATGTGCTCGTGGTATTTCGGATCAGTGGCCCAACGGCCCGTAAGATCACGGATGGTGCGGACCGTTCCGGCCCACGGTTGCGCGATGGCGTGATCCCATCGCTCGTCATAGCTCGGCAAATTGCGGAGCGTGGTCATAATCTGCACGGTCCATTTGAGCCGGAACACGTACGCAATCATGTGCGCGACATGCCCGCGTGCCGCGTCTGTCTGCGTGTCCCATATCTGCGACGCTTCATCGTCCGGCGGGAATCCAGTGATGCCGATTGACCCGGCGTTGTACCGTTCGAGCCACCATTTGTTCGTAAAGTCGCCGGTCTCCACGCAGGCTTGCGCGAATATGATTCCGAAGTCGAGTCCGACCAACTCGCACAGCCGCCACAGCTCGCGGATGTACTCCGCGTTCTCCTGCCCGGCCCAGGCGATGGCCTGTGCGAGCGTGCCGGACGATTTGCCGATGAGCGGCGAGTCCGCGGTGATGGTCATGCCGCTCGCCTCTGCCGCATCGTCACCCGCGCCCGGTCGGAGTCCGTCCACGGCTCCGTACGCAACCAGCCTGGATGCGGAATCGTGGCGAGCAGATCGCGCCAGCGCGCCCAGTCTAGCCACCGGCCCTCGTACTCGGCGTCTTTGATTTCGTCGCTCACCATGCGGTATTCGTTGACGGCGCGTGCCCAGTCGATCACGTTGCCTCCTAGTCTGCGGCCATGCCGGCGAAGAGCGGCAGTTCCGCATTGGCCGATTCCGCCCGCTTCAGGTTGCGGACCCCCACCTGCCAGTACGACGGCTTGAGCTCGATGCCGATGGCCTTCCGCCCCAGCCGCATCGCCTGATAGCACTCGGA